CCACGATCTGCACGCTCGACCCGAAGACCGCGCAGGCGGTCGCCTCCTACCAGCGAGCGATCTCGGACGCCATCGAGGCGCACCCCGGTCTGCTGGAACTCGCGAGGGACGGCTCCTCCGAGGTCACCGAGGCGGACGAGCGCACCTCCCGCGTCGCCGAGGCCCTACTCGGCAAGCGCGGCAAGACGTGAACGCCGCGTGGGAAGACGCCGCCGCCCAGGTGGCTGCGCTCACCGACCAGGAGTTCGTCGACCGCGTCACGCCCCTCCTCCCGGCCGACCGGGACGAGGCCCTCCGCCTCCGCTTCCGGCACGACCGGATGGGTTTCGCGCGGTACCTCTGGCCCGACCGCTTCACGCTCCCGTTCAACGCGTGCCACGAGGCGCTGTTCGGAGCCTCTCCGCACCCCTACCAGACACGCCCGAAGACGCACGACGCGATCGCCGCACCCCGCGGCATCGGGAAGTCGTCGGTTTCCTCCTTCGTCGACGTCGTCCACCGGGTCGTCTACGACACCGAGGCGTTCGTCGTCATCATGGCGGCGGTGCAGGACCTCGCCGTCGAACTGGTCACCGACATCATGGAGACGCTCCAGGAGACCGAGAGCCCCCTGCGGGACCTCTACGGGCGGGCGGTCGTCCTCGGCGGCAAGTCGGACTTCACGGTCTCCATCGCGGGTCGCCCGAGCATCCGCATCCTCGCGCGGTCCTTCGGGCAGACGATCCGCGGGGTGAAGCATCGCGGCATCCGGCCGACGCTCATCATCGTGGACGACGGCGAGCGGTCAGACCGCGTCCGATCAGCCATCCAGCGCGGGCAGTCGTGGAAGTTCCTCAATGACGACGTGCTCAAGGCCGGGCTGAAGCCGGGCACGGGCGGCACGGAGACGAAGATCCGCGGCACCGTCCTGCACGTCGACTCGATGCTGGCGACCGCGCTCACGCATCCCGGCTGGGACGGCCAGCGGTTCGCGAGCCTCATCTCGTGGCCCGATCGGCAGGACCTCTGGGCGCAGTGCGGCCGGTACTGGTGCGATCTCACGCTCTGCGAGTACCGCCGGGCAGCGGCGCGCGCCTTCTACGAGGCCAACCGCGAGGAGATGGACCGAGGCGCCCGCGTCCTCGATCCGGTCGCGGAGCCACTGTTCGACCTCTACGAGCTGATCTGGGCGGAGGGGCTCGCGAGCTTCCTCCGAGAAAAGCAGAACCAACCTCGCGACCCGGCCTCCCAGTTCTTCGACTCCGCCAGGTTCGCGCGCTTCCGCGTCCAACAGGGCACCGTCCAGGTCCTCGATACGGACGGGAAGATCACGAGGGCGACAGCGCTCTCGGCGCTGAAGGTCAACCTCCGGCTCGACCCGATCCCCGGCAAGGAACTCGGAACGCTCGGCGACGAGACCGGCTCCGGGCAGGGCGACTTCGCGGCAATCGCGGCCATCGGTCGTGACCAGTACGGGTACGGCTACCTCCTGCAAGTCTGGCTCGCGCGGTGCCGAGACACCGACCAGCTCGCGGCGATGTTCGAGATCGGCGAGCAGTGGGGCGCCACCCGGGCAAGCATCGAGAGCAACGGCTTTCAGCGTCTCTTCGGCCGCGACTACCGGCGCATGGTGACGGAGAGGCGGGCGGCGGGACGGTTCTGGCAGATGGCCCTCGACGAGGACGTCGCCTCCACCTCGAAGGAGGACCGGATCGCGTCCCTCGAGCCCTCCCTCACGAACGGTTGGCTGCTCGTCAACGAGGCGCTCGACCGCCGTGCATTCGAACAGTTCGACGAGTTCCCCTGCGGCTCTCACGACGACGCCCCCGACGCTGTCGAGGGTGCGTGGCGGCTATCGCGGGGCCCTGCGACGGCACAGCGGAGGATCGCGTGAAGGTCGAGCTGCTCAACCAAACCCACCCCGAGCGAGACGGCGCGGCCCTCGACAGGTACGCGGCGCTCTGCGACGGTGGCGAGGAATGGCGGCAGCACCTTCCCTACTGGCTCCCGCAGAACGCGGGCGAGCCGGCCGACATCTACAAGGACCGCAAGGATCGCGCCGTCTACCACAACTACGTGGGCGGCATCATCGGCATCCTCGTCGGCTACCTCTTCGCCGAGGCCCCGCGAGTCGAGGGGGCCGACGGCGACTACTACGCTTCCTTCCTCGCCGACTGCGACCTGGCTGGCCGATCCTTCGGCCGGTTCTGGCGCGACGTCTTCGAGGCCGCACTCATCGGACGCGACGCCTACTGCTGGGTCAACGCACCCTCGCGCCCTGTGGACGTCGACGTGACGAGCCGGGCCGACGAAGAGGCCCTCGGATTCGACCGCCTCTACCTCGTCGGGTTGAAGGCGCAGCACGTCCTCGACTGGGGTGAGGACCGGCGCGGCAACCTTACCTCGCTCCTCTTCCGCGAGATCGACGAGCCGCGCGCTGCGGTCGAGATGACGCGCACCAGGGTCTACCGGTGGACGCACATCGACGGCACCGCGATCCGCCGCTGGGAGTGGACGGCGCGGAAGGACCGCTCGGTTCCGGCGCCCGACGACGACGCCGCAGAGATGCCGCCGATCCTGCACGGGTTCGGTCGCGTCCCCATCGTCCGCCTGCGACTGCCCAAGGGACTGCACGCGCTCCGGCTGCTCCACGATCCCGCTGTCGCCCACATCCGTAGCGCCAACGACTACGACTGGTCGTTGCATCGCTCCGCCCACGCGCTCATGGCGATCAAGCGGAAGTTTGGCGGCGAGGCCCCCAAGGTCGGCCCCGGCTACTACCTCGAGCTCGAGCCCGAGGAGGAGATCTCCTTCGTCGAGCCGGGCGGCCAGAGCTACACCGCGCAAGCCGAACGCGTCGCGAGCCTGAAGGACGAGCTCTTCCGCGTCATCGGGCAGATGGCGATCGCGGCGGACTCTGATGCGACCCGATCGCGCATGTCGGGCGAGAGCAAGGCGCGAGACTGGCAGGCGACCGACGTGCTGATGGCGGCCTTCTCCTCGCTCGTCCTCACGGCGATGGAGAGTACGCTCGACGTGGTCTCGTCTGGGCGTGGCGACTCGAGCAAGCCCCACGTCGGCGGCCTCGACGGCTGGCAGACGGAGAGCCTCGAGACCTTCATGGCGCAGGCCGCCCTCGCCGTCGAGGCGAAGGAGATGTCTCCGACGTTTCGGCGCGTGGTCGCGCGACGACAGGCGGAACGGCTGCTCCAGGACGAGGCCTCCGAGGAGGACCTCGGCAAGATCCGCGAGGAGCTGGACGCTGCGGACGGCGCCCTGTGGACGGACCCGAGAGCAGCCGGGGCTCCAGCCGACGCAGGCGCAAAGGTCCAAGACACCGCCCTCAACGGCACACAGATCGCCGAGTCGAGGGGCATCGTGGAGAGCGTCGCGGCGGGCACGATCTCCCGCGAGTCTGGCTCCGCGCTGCTCCGGATCGCGCTCCAGATCTCACCGAAGGAAGCCGAGGACATCCTTGGGCCGAAGGGGTTCGTTCCCACCGCCGAGCCCGCGAAACCGAACCCGTTCGCCCCCGCCGAGTAGCCCATGCCCTCGCGCATCGAGCGACTGCTGGACCGCCAGGCGGCCGAGCTGGCGAAGCTCGACGAAAAGGACGCGGCCCTCGTCCTCCGGGCACTGGATGACGGACGACGTGACCTCGCCGAGCGTCTCCGCCGACTCCCGGAGAGTTCCTGGACGGCGCAGCACACGCGGATGGCGCTCGCCGAGACCGAGGCCGGGATCCGACAGCTCCAGGAACGACTCGGCGTCGTCCTCGCAGACCAGGAGCGACGGCGACACGAGCTGGCGATGGAGCACCTGCTGCGCGTACTCCGCGAGCAGGAATCCGAGTTCGCCGAGGTGGGCGGTCCCCTGCGGACGCGCATGATCGCGCGGCTCTCGCAGGACCAGGGCCTCCTGCTGCATCGGCACAGCGTCCAGAGGTACGGATCCGAGCTGATCACACGCATTCAGCGCGAGATCGTACTCGGCCAGACCTCGCAGATGACGCTGGACCAGGTGGTCGACCGCATCGTCTCGACGGACCAAGGCGTGTTCGCCTCGATGAGGTATCGGGCCGAGCTGATCGCGCGGATGGAGGCTGGTCGTCAGTACGACGACGGCCACCAGGCGAGCCTCGAGGAGGCCTCCGACCTGCTCGACGACCCGGACGACCCGGACCCGCTCATGAAGCGGGCCGACGAGTACAGCGACCAGCGCAACCATCCGTTCTCTCGAGCCCTCCACGGCCGGCTCGCACCAGTCAAGGGCGAGTGGGAGGTCCCCGTCGCCGAGGTCCAGATGTGGGCCGAGCAGCTCGGGAAGGGGATGGGCGGAATCCTGTGGCGCGAGGAGGGCGGCCAGTTCAAGGGCGGCCGCTATCCAGCCCACTTCAACGACCGAGGCCGGCAAGTCGCATGGCGACGAAGCTGGGGAGCGTGACATGCCTCTCGACGAGAACGACAAGAAGGTGATCGGAGAGCTGATCGGCTCGGCTCTGAAGGCGAACAACGCCGAGATCGGCAAGCAGTTCGTGACGGCAGAAGCCGCAAGCAAGATGATCGAGCAGAACGTTGCGAAGCTCGACATCGCAGGCCAGGTCGCCAAGGGCCTCGAGAAGGTGAAGCCGAAGGAAACCGAAGTCGAGACCGGAAAGGGCACGAAGACGGTCGATCCCGAGATGGCGAAGCTACGCGAGCAGCAGGAGCAGCTCGAGACGCGGCTGCGCGAGGCCGACGAGAAGCGCGTCGCCGCGGAGGCCCGCGAGCGTCACCAGAAGCTCGAGGCCGCCCTCACCCACGAGCTGACGAAGGCCGGAATCCCGTCCGAACGTCACCCACACGTCCTCCCCTTCCTGCGCACCCTCGCGACCACCGACGGCAAGCCCGTCCTCGACGTCACCGAGCAAGGCGTCCCCGTCTGGCGCGCGCAGCGCAAGGGCTACGTCGATGACCTCGACCTCGCGGCCGGCGTGAAGGAATGGGTCGAGACCTCGGACGGCAAGACCTACCTGCCCCCGCGCGGCACGGCCGGCACCGGAGACGGAGTCGGCGGCACCGGCTCCGGCCGGCGCGACAGCACGGTCCCCCGCGCGAAGGACGGCACCCTCGACCTCGGCAAGCTCGGCGACGCCGTGTTCCGCGGCCTCGGCGGCGCCAGCGTCGAGTAGTTTTTCCCTCCCTCTTCCACGGCCACCAGGCCAACCACAACAACCGGAGGCCGTAAATGGCTACCGTCGCACTTTCCGCCCTCACGGCGGTCATGAACCTGATCTTCGGGGCGCCCATGGCGGACCTGGTCCGCCGAGACGTCCTGCTCCCCAACCTCCTGCCGGTCCGCGTCGGGCGCAACTCGACGATGACCTGGACGGTGAAGTCCGCAGCGCGCGCCGCGGGTGGCGCGTACGCCGAGGGCGCCGACATGGCCGGCAGCGACTACGACGCCCACGTCCGCCTCCAGGCCTCGCTCGCCTGGGCGCAGTACCGCACGGGCGCCGCCATCACCGGCCTCGCCGAGGCGCTCTCCCGGCTCAACGGCAGCCCGGCGCTCGACCCCTCCGCGTTCGCCTCCGAGATCAACGACGCGATCGACTACCTCGCCATCCTGATCTCGGCCCACACCTACTCGGGCAACGTCTCCGCGAGCCCGGTGCAGCTCTCCGGCCTCGCCTCCGCGATCGCCAGCTCGGGGTCCTACGGTGGCATCGACCCCGCCTCCTACGCGGACTGGGTCTCGACCGCGAACTCGCTCGCCTCCGCGTCCCTCTCGTTCGCGACCCTGCGCACGAACGGCCCGCGGCCCGTGAAGGACGCCTGCGGCATGTGGCCGGTCTTCGCAACCTGCGACGGGACGACCTTCGACAAGATCGGCGCCCTGTTCGGCGACCAGCGCCGCTACATCGACGAGGTCATGTCGGTCGATGGCCAGCTCGTCAACATCAAGCTGCGGGGCGGCTACAGGGCCCTCGATGTCGACGGCATCCCCTACGTCGAGGATCGCCACGCGACGGCGAACACGATCTACTACTTCGGGCGCGACTCGGTGCACTACGAGCAGGTGCCCGCGGTGGGCCCGGACCAGGCCGGCGTCGTCGTCGCCGCGATGAAGGCCCTGACCGGCATTGTGCTCGACGAGAGCGAGGTCGAGGCCTCCCTGGAGGCCTCGACGCAGCGCCTGCAGCCCAGCATCGAGATGATGGGCAAGGCCGGCGACAGCCACAAGGCCATGGTCAAGGTCTACGCCCAGATCGCCGTCGACTACCGCAACCGCTGCGGCAAGCTCCTCCTCACCTGATCCCTCATCAGGGGCGGTTCATCCGCCCCGCCCCTCACGCCAGCGCCCGGGCCCCCCAGTCCGGACGCTGCAGTGAGCAGCCATCGGCCACCACCTCAAGGAGATCTCCATGGGAAACCAGCGCAAAACCGGAGGCCGCAGCGAACTGGACGCGGCCTGGACCCAGATCAACCTTCTCGTCGCCGAGGTGACCGCACTTCGGAACGCGATCCTCGCGAGCCTCGACCGCGGGAACAACGGCCTGTTCTCGGTCGACGACCTCACCGCAATGATCGTCGACCTCGGCGTCCTGCGGACCCAGATCGTCAACCTGCTGGCCGATGTCACCGGCCGAAACACGAAGACCCAGAACCAGGTCGTGGGCGCCGACGACCTCACCGCGGTCGTGACCGACCTCGGCGTGATCCGGACCCCCGTCGTCGCGCTCGTCGTGGACGTGACGGCGCGCAAGGCCCGCTCGGAGAACGAGGTGACGGGGGCCGACGCCCTCGCCGCCGTCGTGGCCGACCTCACGGCGCTGCGCACGAAGCTCGTCAACACGATCGCCGACGTCGCGGCCCGCGTGCCCCGCATCGAGAACGAGGCGACCTCCTGCGCCGGCCTCGGCAGCGGCTCCACGGCTGGCAAGATCGCGACGACGATCGCGATCAGCTTCCGCATCGCGGGGGCGCTCTACGCCAAGGCCATCACCGATGACCTCTGGGACCTGTCCGCCGAAGTCGACACGGACGGAACCCACTTCCGCGCGTACTGGCTGTACCTCGACGTCAACGGAGCCGCGACGATCGCCGCGGGTACGGACGCGACCTCGGCCCCTCTCGCCCTCGCAGCGCTGCCCGCCCTGGCTGCCAGCAAGGCCGTGGTCGGCGTCTTCGTCGCGAACGTGTCCTGCGACTTCAACGGCATCGCCGGTCTGGCCGCCCAGGGAACCCTCTACAACGGCTGGCCCGGCGCCCTCGCGCTCGCCGCCTCGACCCCTGCGGCCCTCACGGCGTCCGCGACCACGGGCATCGCCAA